ACCTTCTCGTGCCATGCTCCGCCCTTCCGTCAGAAGCGCACGTCATAATCACATACTTGCTACTCATCCGCCACATATTTTCAAAAGTGGCAACCCACTCCGGATTATGCTCAAAACACTCAGCACTGACAGCAACATCAAAACTGTCATCCGGGTAATCTAAGTCCTCACCCTGAGCCACAACATCAACGCCCTTACCGGGCGCAACATCAACCCCAACGTACTCAGAAGCCGAGAAAAAGTCCCTCACAGTCCCGTTAATGTCCAGACTGCCCACTTCCAGCACCCTCGTCATTGCAAAAGCCTCCGGAATTTCCCCCTGAAGCTTCTCAAAGAAGTCGCGCTGTTGAGAGTGAGCCATCAGGAAAACTCTTTCCTTAGCAACGGCATCCAATCGCGCTTCCACACAGTCTCAATATCAAAGTCCTTAGCGAAAGCCTTAGCAACCTCTGACTTGCCGTGACCCAGATCGTAAGCTTGCTCCAAGGCATTCACAATCGACGGTACAGAAGGTGTCTGCCACCAGGACAACTGACCGGCATCCCAAACAGGCACACCATCAACCAACCAACCGTCCTCAGCTACAAGGTCCTGTGATGCGGCCCAGTTAGACGCGATAACTCTTGTACCGCAGGCTTGCGCCTCAATCGTCGGCACACCAAACCCATCACCAATGCTCGGCGCCAACAAAACATCCATGCCCATGTAGTAAGCAGCCAGGTCGTGTTGTGGGGAACCGTACCGGTACTCAAGCGGGTTGACCAACAACACAGACTCTTGCGGAACACCCAAACCCTTCAGCATCTCCAACAAGTTCCAACCAATACCACCACCGGTAGCGTCAGTGTGCAAATACAGTACAGCGTCCTTGTGTTTCTTCTGGAAGATACTAAACGCCATCAGGTTCTCACTGAAAGCTTTACGGTGCATCAACCCAGAAGCTTTATTCGCAGCAACCATACCCACAACAAACTTGTCACGGCTCTTCCAATAGTCGCGCACATCCGCACCGCTACTGAGTGTCCAGTTCTCCTTCAACACTTTCGTGTCAATACTATGAGGTATATACACGTTGTCTATACCTTTGTCGTTCATTTGTCTTTGACCGAATGGTGACATGGCGATAGGCAACACGTTAGGTCGGCGTAACCACTGTTCAACCTTCGACGGCATCGTAATGTGATCGAGAGGTGTCCAAGACCAAATCTGACGCATCTCATCGTATTTAGGGGACTCTAAAACCCACACATCGTAAAGGCTGAAGAACAGGTCTTTCTTTTTGACCGAGTTACTCCACATCATAAAGTCCAAAGGTGCGGTGTCCTGTGCGTAACCAGTCAAGCTACGAGGAAAGTGAGTCGCCTCACCATAAGGTGTGCGAATAACATCAATCTTGCCCTCAAGACCAAAGTTAGAAAAGTTAGCCACGTCCAAACCTTGACGTAACAAAAAGTCAATCAGGTATTTGACCTGTTGACCATACCCAGTCGGCACATCGTAAGAGTTTGAGTAAATACCGACAGCACCAGATAGTTGCTCCTGTAAAGCAGGATTCCCCTTTTTTCCCATAACAGGAATCTTAGCAAACAGAAGGGCCGGGGCAACCCACAACCCCGGCCCTTCAGCGTGTCGTCTAGTACTAGGAGCCAGCTCCCACGAAGTACTTGACGTGACCAGCGTGAGTCAGGTCACCATCAACGCGCATCAAGAACCGGTAGAAGGTCTGGTCCTTGTTGAAGGCGTAGTCGGTGCTCGACGCAACCTGGAGGCCACCAGCCATGCGAACCTTGTAGGAAGGCAGGTGTCCGAAGATAACGGACTTGGCGGAAGTGGCAGCAGAGGCCATTGCGGGGTTCTCGAAGATCGGGAATCCAGCAAAGCTGTCTGGCTGACCAACACCAACCTGGTACAGGTACTGTCCAGAGTTGTCCTTCAGCTTGCGCATTGCGCCGAGCGAAGAAGTGTTAGCCATGTAAGCAACACCAGGCAGGCGACGAGCTGCACCGTCAAGGCTGTAAGCCAGGTCGATGAGGTTGTCAGCGGTGAACGCACCGGAAACGGCGGTTCCACCAGTGACACCAGAACCAGCAGCGGTCACGATACCGTTAGGCTTGCTCGATCCGTCACCAGTGGTGAGGACGGAGTTAACCGTGAATCCGATAGCGTTACCAGCCTGCTCAGCGAGGAGTGCCTCAAGGTTGAATCCTGCATCTGCGATCAGCTCGTTGCTGACGCCGATGAGGAAGCTGTACTTGTAGGCTCCCAGCGTGATGCTTGAGAAGGTGGGGTCGGACTCAGCAATAGCCGAACCTTCAGTGACCAGTGCAGCAGTGCTGTACGCGGTCATGGTCGGAACAGTGATGTCCTCACCGGAAGTGGTGTTGAAAATCTCGGAGGTGTCCAGCATGGGACCAACGAGACGTGCAACCTGGAAAACCTGGTCGTAGAACGAAACAGGAACAGTGTTGCTGGAAGTAACGAGCGCACGCTTCTCGAACGTGTGCGAACGCATTTCTCCCATACCAATGGCGCGAAGAACGTCACCCTCGTTACGAGCCTCTTCAGAGGGCACATAACCGCGTGAAGCCTCAGCAGCCTCGGACTTACGCTCTTCCTGACGCTGTGCAACAGCAATCGCCTCATCAGCGGCGCGGATGTCAGCTTCAATAGCGTTCACCTTGTTTAGAGTCTCCTGGTCAAGACCGCCACGCTCTTCTGCCTTGTCCAGGGATTCCTGAATCTGAGCAGTAAGGTTTGCGCGGAGTTCTTGCTGAGACTTTACGAACTCAGACAATTTTGTCTCCTTATAGTGTGATTACAAATACAGTCGCGCTGACGCAGACTTTCACACGGCGGTGCTAACACTCAACCGATACATTAATTTTACCCCAGTAATCACACTTGGGGACAAAAGACCCTCCCGGAAAGGGGGAACGGGAGGGGAAACCCGCTACCGCTTCTCTGCGGCCTTAAAGACTCGGGTTTCTTTGATCGGTTCTACGTCCTCACGCTCAACTTTCGGCGCGGGCGCAGGAGCATCAATGGCGACAATCGCGTCAGCCCAAGCGTCAGCAAGTTGCCTCACAGGACCAGACTCGGGATTGCCCGCAACATCCAAGATTACCTTCTTGATTTCAGCCTTAGTAGCCATAACTAAATCCCCTTCAGGAGTTGTTCGAGTTTCTTCTTCTTCAGTTCAAGCATAGACGGGTCAATCTCGTCATCCTTGGTTTCCTCAACAGGCTCTTCAGCCTTCGGGGAAAGCGTGTCAACAACCTGAGTCAAAAGGCTTGCTTCTTCATCAGACAAGTCCATACCAGATTCAATCTTCAACATGGCGTCAGCAAGCGCGTCAGCATCCACATTGGCACGCTTAGCAATCTTGTCCAAACCGCGCACAGCAGTAGAACCAGCCGTTTGGGTGTAGGCGGGGAACGCCACAATGCTTGTCTCGAAAAGACGGACCGAGTTGAGGACACGTTCGTTTTCAGATACCCACTCATCGCCACCCTTGGGAACAGAGAAGCCAAAGCTCATTGAGTCAACATCGCCACGCTTAATGAGGTAAGCAGCGTCGCGTCCAGCCTGAGTGTCAGGCAGATCAGCGGAGACACGCAAACCAACGTTGTCTTCTTCGAGGCGAAGAGTTCCGGCTCGTGTTGAACCAAGTACCGTACCGGAGTCGTGGTTCCACAAAAGTTTCACATCGTTGCGGGACTGTAGCGAACGCTTGAAAGCACCGGGAGCGATACGCTCGGTGAACGGCAGTGGCTCAGATGGTGCATCAAAAACCGCAGCGTAACCGGTGAAGGTCATCCCCCCGCCATCAAGCTCACGAACCTCAAACTTTGTGCTGTTGGTTCGCGTTTCAATCTTCGCCATCTCTTTAGCCTCCACGTTTACAAGCTGTCGATTCTCTTCTTCAAGTCTAGCAACGACGCCCTCAGCATATTCCATCGCACGTCTCGCGGCGCGTTTCGACGGGCCGGAACCCCACAGCAAGTGAGCTACAACACCAGCAGAAGGATACCCTTCGCTATCGGGCGAAGCATCAGGGGCGTCAAGATCGTCCATGTGTCGCGCAATCCAAGCAGCAATACGAACCCACTTATCAGCAGTCACATTACCTTCAGCCATTGCGCGGGCTTCCCTGACGGTCCTATCCACAAGCCCGTCACCCGAGTAGCCTTCTTCGTGATATTTCAAACCTTGACGGGCTGCGGCTCTCATATAAGCGGGTGCAGACAAATTGACTTCACGGTTCTCATCAACAGAATCAGGTGCATCGTCAAGTAAAGGCTCATCAA